AAATATAGAGGCATTTTGGGTAAGTGATATGTATTTAACTAAATCATATAAAAGATTAAAAAGAATTGATAAAGGTACACCACATATTACAATATCACATAATAGGATGTTTAAACCTGGTGACGCAAAGACAATGTTTGAAAAACCAATTTCTAAACAAACAGATTGTAGGATGTTAGAAGGAAGAATTAAATGGATTTCATATGAAAAGGAGGCAGTATAATAATGAAAGATTTTTATGGCGAATATATGAAGAAACAAAGTAAGAGAAATAAGTTGGAAAGATTTTTAGACAAATATAATCATACAATGGAATTAATTAGAACTATACTTCCAATTATTTTGTTAATTATGCAAACAATAATTATAATAAAGATATTTTAATATGATAGCTACAGAACAAATGAAGTGTTGTATATGCAAGATTGAAATTGATAATGGTATGGACTACCATAATCCAACACCACTTGGAAAAAATGATAGTGATGATAAAGTAACTCAATTATATGGTGATGTATGTTGTACCTATTGTAATATAACTAAAGTATTACCAGCAAGAATAGCACAAAATAAAGACCAGTTTCAGGAACAAAAAGAAGAATTAGCAGAAGATTTAAAACAATCCAGACAACAGGAATATGTTAGAAAAGAAATGGATAAAATTAGAGCAGAAGGTTGGAAAGAAGAGTCTACTACAGATACTCATAAGATAATTTATGAAGCAGAAAAAAGAGTTGCTGAAGAAGCAAAAGATAATGCAGTAGGTGAAAGAATTAAAGCTGAAAATTTATCAGAACCTTTAAAAGATTTATTAAAGGAAGAGTATAATTCAGGTAATGTTAATTTTTTAAAGGAAGGAAAATTTATTTTGTGTAGTAAATGTTTAGATAATACACCACACATTCCAGCGTGGGGTATTTGTCAAAGATGTGGTACACAATATAGTAATAAGTTTAAAAGTATGACAATAACAGTAGAAGTAAGACACGGTAATGTAGAGAAAGCAATGAGAGTGCTTAAGAAAAAAGTACTTAAAGCTGGCATATTGAAAGAATATAGAGAAAAACAATATTACAGAAAACCATCTTTCATTAAACGTGAAAAGAAAAAAGAAGGTATTAAGAACTGGAAAAAGAAACAGAAGTTAATACAAGATAGAATATAGAATTTATGCAATTCCTTGCCTGTGCTTTGATAATAAATATACTATACCAGGCAATTCATAAGACCTGGGGCGTGGAAGGGATAGCCAATCCCGATATTAATTTATCAAAATTGGTAGTAGTTTGAGGTCTACTTTAACAAAACCTCAATGAATTAAGAGTTTTGTAGGAGTTTGGGGAGACTCTAAAACCTACGACCCAAGTGGATTACCTAGTTTTGCCTAGGGCTGCTTCAAGAGGAGAAATTTTGGTAATTTCAAACTCTCTAAAATAAAATTACCAGCGCTACTTGTATATTGTAAATTAATACATATATAAGTAGTGCAGTGAGTGCCATTAAGGGCTCACATAACGATAACTTTGCTTAATAAAGGAGGTTTTTATGACCAATAAAGCATTATCTATTTTTAACAGGTTAAGACCAATATCAGTTGGATTCGATTCAATGTTTGATAATTTTCAATCAATGTTTGATGACGATTTTATATCTGATATACAACCGTCTTACCCACCATACAATATAGTTAAGTCTGGTAAGAATACTTACGATATTGAAGTTGCATTAGCAGGATTCAATAAAAAAGACATTAATGTAAATGTAGAGGATGGTATGTTGACTATCGAATCAGTTAAAGACGAGGCTGAAAAAGAGGTAGAAGACAATGACGGTACTCTTTATAGAGGAATATCTAAAAGGATGTTCAAACGGTCTTTCACAATCGCCAATGATGTAAATGTCACAGGTGCAGAACTGAAAGATGGTCTGTTAAGAGTTTCTATGGAGAAGATTATTCCAGAAGAAAAGAAACTTAAAACAATACAAGTTAAATAATAACATAGACATAGATAGTGGCGGGTAAAACCGCCGCTATTTTTTTTAGCGCCTAGCATTGACATATAAATACTATTGATATATAATAAAACAAATGAGGAAATTATGAATAAAATATTAGTGATTTTAATGAGTTTGATTCTCTTAAACGCTTGTTCAAGCATAAAAAATCCAAGCATAGCATTCGGTAAAAAATGCGTAGAAAAAGGTGACCAGGTTCACTATTCTTACGTATGGATATTTGATGGTAATGCTGGGTTACAAGCAGATGAGATTACTTGCGAATTAATTGATAAGGAAAAGAAATGAAAATAAAAGATATAAAAAATAAGATATCAGGTGTAGGGATAGCGGCATTTGTTGCTATACTTGCATTGCTATTTGTTACTATAGACCAAAAAAGTGATATCAATGGATTACAAGCAGAACTAGAAAACGCTGAGGTAGGTATTTCAGCTGTAGAAACAGAATACTTGGATACTATTACATTATTAGAAGGTACAGTAAAATCATATGAACTTGAATTAGTATCAATTCGTGATGTATTACTAGCATCCGATAATGAATTAGCGGTATTTAAAGCTGAATTACAGACAACAGAATCAGTAGTGAATCAATTAGCAGACCAATTGGTTACAGCAAATGCTACTATTATAGACTTGAAAGAGAATCCTACTTGTCCTGTTGAGTAACCAACATTGACATTAATCAGATTTGGTGTTATATTAACACTATGATTAAAGATATAACTAGATGGCAAGATATTCCAACAATACCAGATGTGGTATTCAAGGAACGAGTCTCTGGTGAGTTTAAAAATTTAAGTACAAAAGACATTTTTAGTAATAAAAAGGTTTTAGTATTTTCATTACCAGGTGCATTTACTCCAACGTGTTCAGGAAAACAACTACCTAACTTTGAAAGACTCTATGAAGAGTTTAAGTTAAGAGGTATAGATGAAATTTATTGTTTATCAGTAAATGATTCTTTTGTAATGAACGCTTGGGCAGATGAACTTAATGTTACAAGAGTTAAGATGTTGCCAGACGGCAATGGTCATTTTACTAGACGTATGGGTATGTTGATTAATAAGACACACCTAGGGTTTGGTATGAGAGCGTGGAGATATGCTTTCATTGCTAACGATGGAAAGATTGAAAAATGGTTTGAAGAGCCAGGCATTAATGATAGAGGTAGTGATATGGACCCATATGGAGATACGGATCCAGAGAATATTTTGAAACTCATACAACATTGACATTTAGAATAGAATAGTATAGTATAGTATTATAAATTATGGAGGATTTGATATGAATTTATCAACCAATACAGTTGCAATCTTAAAAAACTTTTCTGAAATTAATAAAAATATTTTAGTTAAACCAGGAAAAAGATTACAAACAATATCTACTTTAAAGAATATTCTTGCCGAAGCAGACATTGACAATAAGTTTGAGCAAGAATTTGCGATATATGATTTGCCAGAATTTTTAAGGGCGATTGAATTGTTTACAAAATCAGATATAAAATTCAATGGCACAAGTAATTTGGTTATTTCAGATTCCAATTCAAGACAATCAGTTAAATATTTCTTTGCAGATAAGTCAGTAATTGTTGCACCAACAAAAGGTATTAGTATGCCTGATAAGTATGTGACATTTACATTAAAAAGAACTTGTCTTGCAGATTTAAATAAAGGAATTCTTACATTGAATTTACCAGATATTGCAATAAAAGGTGATGGTAAAAATATTACAATAGTTGCAACTGATAAAAAGAATAAATCATCTAACGATTATTCTGCTATTATAGGAACAACAGATAAAAAATTTGTTGCATACTTCAAGGCAGAAAATTTAAAGATAATACCAGATGATTATGACATTGCAATTTCTAGCAAAAGAATAAGTCATTTTGTTAATAGAACTAAACCAGTACAATATTGGATTGCATTAGAACCAGATAGTGAGTTTTAATTATATGTTAATAACTGAACCAAAAGATTGGACAATTACTTTCATTAAAAAACATACAGCAAGAGGTTCACACAGGTGGGCATTTTGGTTAGAAGGTATTGTAATAGGATTATTGATAGGATTAAGTATATAATGAAAGAAGTGAAAATATTATGGCAGAAAATTTATGGGTTGAGAAATATAGACCCACAAAAATTGAAGATTGCATTTTAACAAATGAATTAAAAGAAACTTTTAAACAGTTTCTAAATCAAAAAGAACTCCCAAACCTATTATTATCAGGTACGGCAGGTACAGGTAAGACTACTGTAGCACGTGCCTTATGTGAAGAGTTAGGTGCTGATTACATTATAATTAATGGATCAGATGAAGGTAGACAGATAGATACGTTAAGACATAAGATTAAAAACTTTGCGTCAACTGTATCTTTAACTGAAACAGCAGGTCATAAAGTTGTTATAGTTGATGAGGCAGATTATATGAACGCTGATAGTGTTCAACCTGCATTAAGAAATTTCATAGAAACATTTTATAAGAATTGTAGATTTATCTTTACTTGTAATTATAAGAATAAGATATTACCTGCATTGCATAGTAGATGTACTGTTATTGATTTTGCGATTACAAATGGTGATAAGAATAAATCTTATAGTGATTTTCATATACGATTACAATATATTTTAAATGAAGAGAAAATAGAATTTGACAAGAAGGTACTTGCAGAATTAATACAGAAATACTTTCCAGATTTTAGAAGAACTATTAATGAACTTCAACGATATTCAGTAAGAGGTAAGATTGATAGTGGTATATTATTCAGTTTAACTGAAGCAGATACTAAAAAACTTATAGTGATTTTAAAAGAAAAAAGATTTAATGATATGAGAAAATGGGTTATTCAAAACCTAGATAAAGAACCATCAGCACTATTTTCAAATGTATATGAAATACTATACAAATATTTACAACCACAATCTATCCCACAAGCAGTTTTAGTTATTGCTGGGTATCAATACAAGGCTGCTTTTGTAGCAGACCAAGAGATTAATATGGTTGCTTGTTTAACCGAAGTAATGGCAAATTGTAAATTCAAATGAACGCATTATTACAAAGCATACAAAGGTTTCATACTAAACTTTTTACAAAGCTTTCAGAAAAAGCAAAGACATCAAAATGGTGGGCAATATTATTAAGCCTTGCTGTACTGTATGAAATTGTTGAACATATAGTTTGGCCGATATTAGTACCATATTTAATGTATATGCAATGGTTTAAATAATGTATGAACTTAAAGATTATCTTAAAGCAATAAATGAAACCAAGGAAAATCTATTAGATACAAATGATATTACTTGGGAAAAGAAATACCCACCATATGTAATTAATAGATGT